ACTGTCTTTCCTTTTCAAAAAGATAATCATTTTTAAGTTGTGAAAAATGTTGTGCAAAAGAATCTTCGTCCATCTCTAAAATCTCATCATCACTCATCTCAAATCCAATCTCTTTAAGCATCTTCTTACGAGATGGAAGTAAAACTTTTCTTTCTTCAAGCTTTTTCTCATTATCAATAGCATCAAGCTGTTCTTTGAGTCCGTTCTCTGTTGGGGCAATCATATTAAGAAGAACCTTTTCCTGCCTGATAACTTCACTAGCATAATCTCTTGCTTCTTTTCTTTGAGCTTTACCAAACCTTGATATATCTATTCTATATCTACCTATAACTTTTTTAGCTTCTTTAACTTTTAGATAACCTACTTCATCGTCAACATCTTTGATTTTTAAATCCTTTACCTTTTCTATTGCAGAGGTTATTTCTGCTTTGGTTGGATTGAATACTTCGATTGTTTTCATATTTTTGTTTTATTAATTGTTTATTACCCTGAATTTAAAAAAACCCAATTCGACTTCCTCTCCATTGTTTAGACAATCAATCATATAATCTCGCTCCGATTCTATTTTTGTTGCCCTAGTTATATTTATTGCTAAATCAAATTTAGTAATATTAACCCATTTTCCACCCCAATCCTTATCTTTATCTAAGTTATACTTTTTTTGATAAATTCTCATATTGTTTTGTTATGTTTGTTATTAATTCTTTGCCCTTCTCAATTCCTATAATAAGTTTTTCAAAGTCTGCCATATTAGGCTCTTGCCTAAAGATTATTAAATTATTATCAAAGTTAGGATTATAAAATGCAAGGTCCCAAAACTTCCTACCTGTGACATAAAGACTCATTTGGCATTGCCAATAATATTTCTTCTCTATTGCCTTTTCTCCATTAAGAAGAATTTTGAAAAAGTTTGGGTCATTAACACATTTGATTTCAAGTCCTCCATCCTCTCCAATTAATCCATCAGGACTACAACCAGTCAATTCATCAAGTTCAATAAACCCAACCTCCTCAACCTTTACAAATCTTTCAATTTCATAAGTATCTCTAGCCAAGGGTTCAAGATTGTTGCCTCTTTCCATATCTGCATTGGTGTAGAAGTCTCTATTTTGAGAATACTTTTCAGCTAACATTTTATAAATATATGTTTCCAATCCTTTACCATTGGCTTGAATAGTTTGAGCATTTGAGGCTGTTAGTTTTCCTCCTCGTGTATCAAACCATTCATCAGTTCCTTGTTCTACTTTATCATATATTATCATTTGGCTTGTAAAATTAATTCCTTAACATCTTTTGCACAGGAGATTACATCTTTATTTGCCTTAATCTCTTTTGGCAATCTGTTCCAAGTCATATTGAATTTCGTTGCAACTGTGCAATTACTTAATGCTTCAATTGCTTTGTTCACCTCTCCATCATTAACCTCTACCTCTTCATTCGCGTCATTATCTTCATCGCCAGTCATAATACCAAAGGCATCACAAAAGGCGTACCTCTTTGCAAAGGTTGACCTTGCTCCCATTTTTTGAGTATCAGTCATGTATTGCTCTGTTCCAATAGCTACTGTGAAAGGACTTGACTGTGAGTGTCCGTCAATGTGAGTGACTATACATTCAACAACCATTTCTGTTTCAGTTTTTGTGTTTGCGAATCTATAAGAAAGACCAGCTTCGGAGATGAGTTTTCTTGTTTGAGAAACAATGCTGTCAAGTAAAGCATAAGAATATCTTAGTTTTCCTTGTTTATCAAAGACATCTTTATTTTTTTTGATAACTGGACACTTGGCTTGAAAGTCTGACATTGCTTTATCGAATTTCTTTTTTGCCTGATTAGCTTCCCACCTCTCTTGAAGTGCAAACATTTTTTCTAAAGTTTCAACAGTTGCACCTTTATCAATAGCATGAGATATCATTGACATTGGTGTTTGCTCTACCACTACATCTTTTAAAACTACTGCTTTGCTTGTTTGTTTTTTTGCCATGTTATTTTTCTAATTTTTTAATTATCTCCGACACAAGTTCTGTGTCCTCCTCATCATAGATTGCGATGTCCTCACCATCGAGAGTTCTGACCAAAGCCTCGATAGGACTGTTTGCTTCTACCAACCATGATTCATCTCCCTTCTGCACCTGATATTCCATTGTTTTTTTGTTACGGATTATATTACTAATTATATTCTTTTTATACAGAGATGTCAAGTCTTGTTAACAATTATTTTTCCCCATTGTGTATTCTTCTATGTTGCTTGTCTGATTCAAATACTTTAAGGTTTTCAACTCTATTGTCCCATTTTTTACCATTTATATGATGGACAATTTCCTCGCCAGAGAGATATCTTCCTAAATATTTCTCCATTACAATACGATGTTCTCTCACATAGCCTGCTTTTGTGCAAGCTGGATGAGTCGGGTCATAAAGTGAAACATAGTTATTACTTGTTCTGTCGCTACAATTAAAATCTCCTGATTCCCACTTTGCAATGAACTCAATTAACCAGCTCCCTTTAATTTTATATCTTATCCCTACGTCAACTCCAGTTTTTATTGCCTTTAGATGTTTAGTTTTTATCCAATTACGAATTGAATTCCTTGATTTAAACATTGGGAGCAATCTTTTTTCTACTACTTCCTTCACTGAATACCATCTTCCACTATCAATCATCTTTTTAAATTTACTTATTAATCTTATAATAAACCCACTTTCTTCTGTCATAATGCAGTCTTCCTTTCTCATCACATTCTACAACAGAATAAGTTGGATTGTTTTCTGTTCTTATAACTTTTTTATTTAAAAACTTTTCAAGTGCTTCTTTTGAGTTTTTTCCTTGTATGATATTACCATCAGCTAATAATGAACCATATATTTTATCTATAGAATAATATTTCATTTGTTTAAAATTGTTTTATATTGTTTAGTAACTTATATTTTTAATAAATTCTTTGAAGTCATAATCATCAAAATGATAGAATTCTCTAAATTTTCCCGAACTTCCATCTGAAAACGTTCTAAAAATGTGACACCAAAAACCTTTTCCGTCATTTGTTTCGTTTATTTTTAGAATTGTTATCTTTTCAAAAGTCTTACCAAGCAAGTCATCTTTGATTTTTTTAATTATTGCTTGCTTGTTCTCGTTGTTTTTCTTTTTCCTTTCTCTTGCTTCCTTCGATTTGTATCTTTCAAATTTAAGATGGTTTTCTATTTGTTCTTGAGTGTATCCTCGTTCTATCCAGTTTTCTTGTCTTTTCATATACTTATATTAATGATTAAACTGCTCTGTAAGCCTCTCTAACTACCTCCCAAAGTATAATTACCATTATACCAACAATGAAGCTTACAAACGTTTCTAATGCTATCCTGCCGTCTGCCTGCCAGTATGCCATGGGGGTAAATAACATTAAAAGTATTAATGCTAATATACTTGCCATTAACCACATTATTGATTGAAATTTTTTCATTGTTATTTTTTAATTATTAAATACGCTAATTGTCTTCGACCAAATTTTAAAGCCTTGTCAATATCATCTATATAAATATCAAAATAATTTCCCTCCCTAAATCTTTTAGCCATTCTGTCCTCGCAAATATAAATCTTTTTGTTTACTTCGATTTTAGTTCCAAATTCATATTTAATCGGACAAGCTATCGCTCCTTGATAAATTTCCTTTCCACTCGCCATTATGACTCCAGGAGTAAATCCATCTCCCTTTGAATAAGCTGTAAATTCTCCAATCTCCTCGGGTGGAGAGGTATTGCCAGTGGCAACATTGCTCCCCTCCTCCTCCGATGGCTTGACTTGTGCATGAGCCTCAACTTCTACACCGTCACTTTTTTCTATATTTATTTCCTTATTTTCAAAATGAGTATTTATTATTGTCATGGAGCTTTTATAATCTCCTATCAATTCTTTAATTTCATAATAACTTAATGTATAACTTGCTCCGATTATGATTGCAATAATAATTGTTGCATATAATTTTGACAGTTCTTTAATTTTGTTTTTGTTTAATTTCATTTTTGTTTTTATTAATTAACCCTATATATCCATTATATACTATTGTACAGAGATGTCAAGTCTTATTAAGTGAGTTATGAACACCTTATAAACAACCAATCAAAAAAGAGGAGATGTGAATCTCCTCTCAAAACGATATACCGCAATTAATTAGTTACTTGTTCAGTTATCTGTTTTGATATCTACTATCTATATATATTCTTTTTTGTCCGTGAACTATTGAGCTGTGTGTTTCATTAAACTCTTGATTCTTCATTGATTTGATTGCCATTGCTATTGGCACAAACATCAAGAAAGCTAACAACACAACTATTATTATTAAGAAAACTCTCAATAATTTTCTTTACTTTTTAAATGACTTATATTTTCTAATCCCTTTCATAATAAGTCCATATACAGCTAGGATTGCTCCAAGAATCTGACCTATGTTAAACATAATTTCGGTCAAGTTCCCCTCATTTGTATATTTGGCTAGTACGACTGATAGGATTAAGACGACTAATCCTGACAAAGTTTTGTAGCCCTGCATAAAATCTACGTTTGTCATTTGGTTATTCTTAAAAATTAATTTCTTGATAATTCTGCAAATCCATTTATTCTTCCATATTTTCTTTCAATGAAGACTTTATCTCCTGTCAAAGGGTCTGCTCCAATAAATTCCTTGGACACTTGGTCATAACCTATAACTGCTAACCAGTGATAAGCTCCATAGGCACTAACTCTTACTACAACTGCATTATCATCTGAAAATAGAATGCTTTTAATCTTTTCAATATCTCTAGTATAATATCTGTACTTGAAATCAAAAGGCAAGAATAAATCTCCACTAGACCAGATATAATAACCCTCATTAGTAAAGTTAGCTTTCTTTGCTATTTCCTCTGGTGTGAAAAATCCTCCATACCAATAAGACAACATTGAAAGGTCTGTGATTAGGCAACCATAACTTCCGATAGTTGAGTTGCTTTTACCCATTTTAACATTCTTCCATCTTGGGTCGTCTTGCTCTAAGAAAATCCACTCTCCAGTTGTATCTACGACATCTTCAAACTCTACTTTTTCAACAGTGATGCCTTCTTTTTTAAGAACTTCTTTTCTCGCTTTGTTCTTACTATCTGCTTCAACCAAATACTCTTCATTTTCGTTTGTAACTCTGTACTTATCCATGTTTTTTATTTAATTATTAAAATTCCCTCAATGGCCATTCCCACTAGGGGGGGGTGTGAGCGTGGCCATAGAAGGCAGGAGGATTTACTCCTGCCAGTTGCCTTGTTAGGCGATTCCGACACCATCAAAAGATTTTTCTGATGTTCGTCGGATAGGTCGATGAAAAATACGAATCTTAGTTCCGCAGTTACTGCACTTGTGGAAAGAATCTCCCCAGTCGTCTACACTTTCATACATCGGCATTGAGCAAACTGGACATTGCTTCACACCCCTGATTGTGACTACTAATCCGCATTCACATTCCCATTGAAAGTTCCCGTTGTCTTGTGTAACGTACATTTTTCTTTTGCACCTGCATTCCATAATTACCTCCTCCCAAAAATTCGTTAACAATTCGGTTGTAAAACTCCTTTGGCATTTTCTTAAATGGAATTCTTGTTTCTAAAAGTGTGTGACAAGAACGACAAAGTAAAATGATATGGTTGTTCTTTCTCCCCTTTCCGAAATATTTTCTTGGGAAGATAAGCTAATGATGACGAGTTAGCTTCCCGTGTTTCTGACACTTTGGACAAGTGCCTACATTGTGCTTTCTCCTCATCTTTAATCACCTCCTTTCGACATTCTAAACATTCACGGCAGATTATGTACTTGCCAAACCACTCGTCTCGGCACATCATATCTTCTTATTCCAGCAGTTTATACAAGTAGTCTCCTTTCCGATTCTAACGCCAGTCCCTCTAACAATTTGAGAATGGCACTTTGAACAATCGTATACTTTTGGTTTCATAAAAGATTTAAAACCTTTTACTATTTTAAAAGTAGTGAATCCCAATGCAACGATTGCGAAAAATAAAACATCTTTTGCGATATCCTTCATCTCTCACCTCCTTTGTCAAAGAACATTAAAACAAAAAAGCACCCTGTAAAGAGTGCTTGTCTTTTATTTCTATATTTGAATTTTCTATATTACTAATCATATAAATATACTGTAGCATTAATTTTGTAAAATGTAAATTAAAATTTTCTAATCA